GGAGTTTTTGCTGACGAAGGTTTTATCGCAAACCCAACAAAAGAATCTTTAAGACAATCTAATATTAATAGTGGTTTAGGTACAGAATTAACAGATATCATTAGAGCTGTATTTGCTTCGTCTGCAGCTGGGTTTATGGATCCTTCTAGAAACCCTATAACAAGAGCTTATGAAACTACAGCAGGCAGAGGATTAGCTGGTACTTTGGGAGGTTTAAGTTTTGATTGGCTTGAGGCAGGTAACGGAGGCTGGGAAACTGACTGGAATTCAAGGGCGCCAAAAGGAGTTACAATATCTTTAGACTTAGACGTTATTCATGATCTTCCTCCCGGGTTGGATCATTCTGGTTTCAACAGAGCACCTTTGTACAATGTTGGAAATATCATGAAACATGTAGCTGGTGATCCATATGAAGATAACGGAGAAGTATCAGAACACACTTTTAAAGTAGCAGGCAAAGAAGTGAATAGAAAGGTTAAAAAATAATGTCAATGTCAAGATACACTTTCGTAAAGAAAATTGGATCTTTACGATATGGAACAACAAGAAATAGTAAAAAAATATTTGATGCTGTGCTTTCAGGAAACTTGAGAGTAACAACTTTAATACTAGAAGAGGGGCAGCGACTAGATCACTTTGCTGGAGAGTTTTACGGTAATAGCAGTTTATGGTGGGTGATAGCAGCTGCGAGTGGAATTGGTTGGGGGTTACAAGTACCTCCTGGAACAGTTATTAGAATACCTTATGACATAGGACAAGTTTATCAGGTGATCACGTGAGTATGTCTAGCATTACGAATAGAGAAACTCGATCAAAGTTTGCTGAATTTATTCTAAATCAATTCAAGGGATATATTACGGGAATTGGAAAAGATAATGAACTTTTTCAAACTTCTCTAAAAAGCTTAGCAGATTCGAAGGAAATAACAAGCACAGCAAATGATAAACTAAAAGACACGACAAATTCAATTTATGTAAGTAAGCTTTTAGACACGGCAAACGGCGCGTATTTTATGAAAGACATTGTCGACGGCACTGCATTTCAAGTTGATCCTATTACTAAATTTTTTAGTTGGATTCCTAGTATTACTACAGGAGAAGAATCAGTTGCAGAAGAAAAAATTAGCAAAAGTTTGTTATTCCATTACGAAGGATCAGGTGGCACTTTAGGGTCTCTGATTGTTTCAGACATTAAAATGAGCGAGACAGCAACTTTACCTTCTGCGGGTGATGTTGTTTTGAAAAAAAGTGAAGACAAAAAAAACGAAGATGGCTCACCTGCTGCTTTTGCGATCGCCTCAACTGATCCTAGCAAATTCGATCAGTCTTTAGCTAACAAAAAGCCAGATTCGCCTTCTAAAGACAATCCTAGCTTGGGATCGATTGTTTTTAGAGATTCAATTCTTTCAATCGCGGGAAGAAATGGAGACGCTTTATCACTTTTTTTTAACGCAATACCGCCTATTGAAATGTCAAGATGTGCACCCTTTATTGATCTTAAAATATTCTACGGTAATCGCGAAAAAGCTCTAGGAACAATGAATAACGTCTCTTATATGAGATTTATTAGAAGAGGAGAAGATAATAATTTTGTTTTAAATGATGGTGCTGGGATATCCACAGCAATACCAGTTAGTATTGTCGGAGAAAGTAAAATAAGTGATATACAAAACAGATATTATACAGGGATGGAAATATTTACAGCACCTGCGACTCTTTCTAATGCAAATATTAGAAATTCTTTTGTATCGACAGAAGATTCTTCTATTCGAGGAAGTCATATTTTAGAGCCAATTGCTCCTTTTTTAACTCTAGAAAGTCTTTCAGTATCAATTTCAGGTTTAGGTCAAGGATTATTTGCTAGTAAAAGAGCTAGTTTGAGTTTAATTCTTCACGACAGATCTAGACTTTCAGATGTTGCGCCTCTTGTTTCTACTGAGTCTTTTGGAAAAATTCAAATGTTAATAGAATACGGTTGGACCCATCCAGATGGAGGAATCAATAGCAAAAATCCGATTGGTCAATTTCTAGACTCACTTAGAGATGTAGGAGTATTTAATGTAGTATCTTCAAACTTTAGCTTTGGATCAGACAATACTGTCAAAATAACAGTTGAATTAGCAGCGTTAGGAGGCAAAGAATCTGTTTCGATACCTGCTGCATCCGGACCCTATGTACCGATCAAACTTTTCAAAGGAAGGCTGGAAGAAATTTTAGAAAGTAGGATTGGTAAAGATTATACTAACCTTCCTGATGATGCTGACTTAGGACAACTCTCTGAAGTGAGACCGTCCTTAGAAATTATTGACGAAGCAAGAGGAGATGCTGTTGTTTCAATTGAAACAATGCAGTATTTCCTGAGCACTTTAAATTCATCTGAGGATGGACAGATATCTGACAACGATTTAATTCCAATTTTAGAATCAATTGGTACACAGTTAGATTCAGCTACGCAAAAGGATTTACTAGTAAAAGCTTTTTCTTCTAAATTTTCAAAATTAGAAACATTAGCAGGCCCTAACGATCCTTATATGAGAGATACTCAGTTGATTGATGCTGAGCCTGAAGCAAATTCAGTATCTATTAGTTTAGGAGCTATTTTTGATCTATTTATAGGGTACTCACTAGTTTCTTCCGGAAGATTTGATGAGGTTCAAATGATGTATTATCCAATTAATCATCAAGCAGCCGGAGCAAGAATTCATACAACAGCTAGCATGCCGATAGATATTGATAAATTAAAGCAAGTTTTATTTGAGAAAGAATCAACGAAGACATTAACAATTGCTTCTTTTTTAGGTGTAATAGAAAGAGAAATAATAAAAGATAATTCTTTAACGGTTTATGGTCTGAGTGAATCAGCTGAATTACAAAAAATGACGGCATCAAAATCTATTGATGAGTATAAGGAAGAAGCAGAAAGACAGTTAAAAGAAGAAGGAACGTCATCAACTGAAGAAAACATTCAGATTAGAGCTCAAAAGATTAGAAAAGGAGCTATAGATGCTTCTAATTCTGCTTTTACTGAACAGTTAAAAAGGGTCTATCAAGAAACAGCAGGACCTCCTTCGAAATTACAATTTACTCCTCCAAATCTTTCAATGTTTATCGAAACACTTCCTGTGATTAATCAAAATAAAACGACCGAAGAAGTTGAGCAAGTAATTTGCAGAGTGCACATATATGACGAAGAAGCGATACTAAGCCCGACTGAAAAAGTGCTTCAAGATTTAATCACCAGCAAAGATTTAAATCTTTACATAAACTCTCCCAGACCTTTTGATGCAGATGATGAAAGACAAGCAAATTTATTGGGAGGAGATTATGTTGTAGATTCATCTAAGAGTGAATCAGGAATTGTAATTAAAAGAAGAAAAGCAACAAATGCACAGATAAAAGAAAAAATTAAAAGTGTATATCCAAGTATAACTTACGGAACTTCAACCGGAACAATAAAAAGTTTGTCAGTTAGTTCAAATACATCTGGGGGTGTTGCTAACGTTTTGCTTTTGAACTCTTTAAAGCAGACAGCTACTTCCAATGCAAATGGTAATGAAATAGAAGATTATAAAGATGTAAAATTAGTACCTTCTAGTGTAAATTTAACATGTGAAGGAATACCATTACTTCAAAGAGCCAGCAATGTCTATATTGACTTTGATACCGGAACGACTCTAGACAATGTCTATACATGCGTTTCTGTGACACACAATATCTCTGCAGGTAAATTTGAAACTACAGCGACGCTTTCTTATACCGGTCAAGGTGCGATAGAGCCTTTCAGAGACAAAATAACTGCTGTAAAAGACTACATTGAACAAAATCCTAATCCCAATCCTAACGTTTAACGAGTAAAAATGAAAATAAAAATAGATAAAGAATATTCAGGTCTTAGAAAGTCTTTTGAGTATGAAATAAATGAAATTAATAATTCTGTAATATCATATGATCACATACTCGAGCTGAATAACTTAACTCAAAAAAAATTAAATATTATTTGTAAAAATATTCTAAATGAGTTATCTATTAATTCAGAAGAAGTTATATGGAATCGAATACTAAATAAAAATATTATAGAAACAAGAAAAAAAGAAATTATTAATAATCTTAAAAATATAAACTCTGAAGATATTAAATATTTGAATATATTCAGTAGTAGAATTAATCTAATTAATTCTTTAAGAAATAATATAATAGATAATAAAATAATCGAAGTACCTGAGTACAAACTAAACGGAACAGTTACTGGAAGAATGACAATAAAGTCAGGATTGAATTACCTTACAATGAAAGCTGAGGATAAAAATAAGTTTCAGTCTCAGTTTAAAGATGGGAAAATATTAGAAATTGACTTAAAGTCGCTAGAACCTTTTCTTTATTTTAAAATTATCAAAGGTAAAGATTACGATGATGTTTATAACAATTTAAATGAAGATCTATTTAATAACAAACTTGAAAGAAAAAAATGTAAGTTAGCAATCATATCAGCTCTCTATGGAGCTTCTATCAATAAAATATCAAAAGTTTCAGGAATGAATTATGACGAGGCTAAATCATTAAAAGAATTTCTAGAATATGAATCAGTACAAGAAAAATTGCAAAGTGAATTTAATGACAAAGGTTTCTTCAGAAATTATTACGGAAGAAAAATTTTTAAAAGTAATGCTTTTGTGAATCATTATATTCAATCAACTGCAGCAGATTATTGCTTTTATATTTATAACAATCTGATTCAATCATTAGACTCAAAATATTTTCGTCCAATTGCTACTATTCATGATGCATTAATAATTGATTGTCATCCAGTACATGCTCAGAACATTTTAAATAGAAAATATCTGTTTGAAGACATAATTAATTCTAAACCACAGATAAGTGTCAAGATTTTAAATGAAAAAAAGAATTAAAGAAAATAGAACAACACTGGGTAACGGGATGATTGGCGGGGGCCCTTCATCGCAGCAGCCTCACCAAATTTACACAACTGGTTACTCAGGTTCTCCAAGAAGATCTGCTGATGATCAGTTTTCTAGTAATTTAAAACAGACAGTTCCAGTGGATTATTACGAAGAAGACGAAAACACAGAAGATTTATTAATTAGTGAAGATGAGTATTCTGAAGACGAAGACATGTCTGAATTTTCAGGTGCAGGAGCAATTGCAGGTTATACCGGTCCACTTTCTTCTCCAAAAAATCCTAAAAAATTTTATAATGATATGAACATTTATAATGAGAGTTTTGTTTTAGATAGAAAGACTTTAAGAAAATTAATAATTGAAGAAATAAATAAAATTAATTTTGAAAACAAATAAAACTCTTGTTATTATTTAATTGCAAATCACGCCAATAAACATTGTAATTTGCACATTAAACATTAAATAATAATAGGAGATAAAAATGGGTATCGATTTTGATGCAATTAAGAGAAAACTAGAACGCTTAAGCGGTAATACTAAAAGTAGAAATACAAACTGGAAGCCAACTGAAGGTGAAGAACATACTGTTCGTTTAATTTCATTCCCAGACAATGATGGTCAACCTTTCAAAGAACTTCAATTCTATTACAATATTCCTGGTCAACGTGGTCTACTTGCACCATTTCAATTTGGGCAAAAAGATCCAGTTCAAGAATTAATTGGAAAACTACGAGAAGATGGCAGCAAAGAAAGTTATGAACTTTGTAAAAAGCTATACCCAAGCATGAGAGTTTATGCAGCTGTAATTGTCCGTGGCGAAGAAGACAAAGGTGTACAAATCTGGGGCTTTGGTAAAACAGTTTATCAGAAACTGCTTGGAATGATGGTCGACGAAGATTACGGTGATATTACTGATCCCGTTGACGGTCGAGATATCAAAGTGATTTGCTCTAAGCAGCCAGGACAACAGTGGGCTAAAACTGAGGTTCTTCCTCGAGGTAAAAGTACTGCATTGTCATCTGATAAAAATCAAATCAAAGAATGGTTGAATAACATTCCTGATGTTTCATCTATGTTTACTTCTAAAACTTACGAAGAACTTTCCGACATTGTCAATAACTGGTTAAATGGTGATGATGGTGAAGAAAGTGAAGGAACTGAGTGGGGAACAGGAAATACTAATAAAACTTCTAGTAAAACTGATAGTAATTCTAGCGATTCTTATGATAACATTGATGATGCGTTTGCAGATTTGATGTAAAATATCATTTGAATTTCCGTCTGATGCCGGTCTTTTGACCGGCATTTTTATTTTCTTTCTCGTGTTTAAAAAATAAAATATTTTCATATTAAAAGAATAGTTATATAAGAAATGTATCTAACTGAAGAGTGCGACATGAATAATGAAGATATAATTCTTTTTGAAATTAAAAGTTTAATTAGACAGACAAATACTAACTTGAAAATTTCACAAAAAGTTTTGAATGAAAATGCTGAAAATTTAAAAAATCAAAATCAAGATGTGATATCAGGCTTAAGCCAAGAAGATATAGAAGCTCTAGAAAGTTCTGGAGGTCTAGGTAAAGCTTTTGTTAGAGGTGCTAAACGAGGAATAAAACAAGCCGGATTAGGTGCAGCAATTGGTTTGGGTATTGGTAGTTTAGTAAAAAAAATTCCTGGACTCGGTGATTTTATTGCTTTGGGCGCGTTATCTATGTCTACTTACAATCTGGCCGGCGCAGTAAAGAATATGACTGATTATCTGATTAAAAAGTCAGATTTAGAGTTGGAAGGGGCTCAATCTTTGTTGGGTGAATATTCATTTTTTGAATTAAGTGTAAGAGATTTAAATAAGATAGCTGAGTATTTTGAAAATAATCCTATAGAAGAAAAAGAATTAGAAGTAGTGCAAGATATGTGGTTAAGTGTTTTAGAACTTATGAAATCATGTGTACTTAATCTTTTACTTTCTGCTAAATCATCAATAATCGCTGCAGCTTTAGCAGCAGGAACTGCTATATCGGGACCGGGCGGAGTACTTTCAGCTGGAGGAGCTGCGACGGTTTTGTACACAACAATTCTTACTTTAGAAATATTACCGGTTGAAAGATTGGTCAAAGAAGGGCTTTACGAAGTTGCTAAAGCGCTTAAGTCTGCTAGAGAAAGTGTTGGAAATGAAACTTTTGAAGAAGTTCTAGAATTTATGTCTTCTGCTATGGGAGCTGTTCCTTTAATTGGTTTTTTAATGTCTTCAGAAAAACTTGACGCAATTAGAAGAATTGATGGTGCAATACTTGGCCCTAGGGATGCAAGAGGAATTCTTCTTTCCGCAGTAAGCTCCGGAGCTCGAGGCGCCAAATATGCAGCAATAATGCAAAAAGCTAGAGAAAAAGCAATAGAAAAAGCAATAGAGAGAGCCGGTTATAAAACAGTTGCTTCTGCAGGATCAATTGCAGGAGCCAAAGCGGGAGCCGCAGCTACAGGAGGTTATATAGGGCCTTCACATCAACTACCCAGCCCGGGCGCAACACCTGCGCTTCCTGGCAATCAGACAATTTATTTAAAACCGGTACCCGGACAACCAAATGTCTTTAGAGAAAACAAAGTTTATAAAATAGAAAGATTATCAAAGTTAGCGGGTATTGAAGAATAAAAATATTTCACAAAACAAAGTTAAGAATTTAAGCCGATCAATGATCGGCTTTTTTTGTAAATTAAATCTAATTCTAATTAGAATTCATTGACAAACGGGAGTTAATATGCCAAAAAAAAAGAAAGAAGTAATAGAAAACAATGATGATTTCACTTCAGATTTGATTAAGTCTCTCAACAAAGAGCAAGGATCTAGAGTAGCTTATAATTTAGCTGAAGATGAAAGTCCTACTCATGTTAAAAGATGGGTTAGCACTGGAAGTAAGTTATTGGACTATATTTGCGCAAATAAAGCTGACGGTGGATTTCCTGAAGGACGTATTGTAGAAATATTTGGTCCTCCTTCGATTGGTAAATCGCATATAGCTACTCAGATAGCGCGTAGTACACAGAAGATGGGTGGTATTATAGTTTATATAGATACTGAAAACGCAACCTCTGTTGATAATCTGGGTTCACTTGGTGTTGATGTTTCGAAGAGGTTTGTATATGTTGATACACACTGTACTGAGGAAGTTTTAGAAATTGCTGAAAAGACAATTTTAAAAGCAAAAGCTTTGGATAAAGATGTTCCGATTACTATTATCTGGGATTCAGTTGCTGCTTCTTCTCCAAAAGCTGAATTACTAGGTGATTACGATAAAGAATCAATTGGTCTGCAAGCTCGTGCTATTTCAAAAGGCATGAGAAAGATTACAGGTTTGATTGGACAGACAAATTCATTATTTGTTATTCTAAATCAGATTCGAACAAAGATTGGAGTAATGTATGGAGATCCTGACACAACTCCTGGAGGAAAGGCAATTCCCTTTCACAGTTCTATTCGTATCAAATTAGGAGCAGGTCAACCTATTAAAGATGGAGACGATGTAGTAGGAATTCATGTTTGGGCAAAGACTGTGAAGAATAAAGTTGCTCCCCCGTTTAGAAAAGTAGATTTTCAAATTCATTTTGGAAAAGGAATTGTTGAGCATGAAGAAATATTTGATTTATTAAGAAGACATGGTGAAGAAGAAGTCGACGGTTTAATAATATCAGTCTCAGGTAACGGAGGTTGGAAAGATTTAAATGTAGTTGACAAAGAAACGGGAGAAGTAATAGCGGAGAAAAAGTTTAGAAAGAATGACTTTCATGAAATTATTAATGATCATGAATATGGCCAGTACATTCACAAACTTTTAGATAAAGCTATGACAAAAGTTATGAAGAGTTCTGAATCAATTGATATTAATCCTGAATCTTATGAAGAAATGAAATCACTCTCAGAACATTTGGCAATTGATGATTTTGATCCAGAGGATTAATAAATGAAAAAGGTTTTGATTGTTGATGCTTATAATCTCTTTATAAGACATTATGTTGCTCATCCTGCAATGTCAAAAAATGGTGAGCAGATTGGCGGCGTAGTAGGTTTTTTCTATTCAGTTTCTAATCTTACTGAAAGATTTAGACCCGATGAGGTTGTTATAGTTTGGGAAGGAGGAGGCTCTAATAAAAAAAGAGGAATATATTCTGATTACAAAAAGAATATCAAACCTCAAAAGTTAAATAGATACTACGATGATATTCCAGACACAACAAATAATCGAAACTTTCAAATTAAATTATTGATAAATTTATTTAAAAATGTACCTGTCAAACAAGTGTATGTTTCAGAATGTGAAGCAGATGATGCGATAGGTTTTATGTGTAGATATCTTAGAAAAGATGATATCAAATTAATTCTTTCATCTGATCATGATTATTATCAATTAATTGATGAAAGAACAAAAATCTGGTCACCTACTCTAAAGGCTTTAGTTGATGACAAAAAAGTAATTGAGAGGTATAATATTCATCCTTTGAATTACTGTCTAGCTAAGTCTATTGTAGGTGACAAATCAGATAATATTTCAGGAGTCAAAGGAGCAGGTTTTAAAACGCTTGCTAAAAACTTTGAAAAGTTTATTCTTCCTGATGATTATTATTTGGAAGATTTCTTTGAAGACAATAAATTGAAAAGTGAGTCAAGTACAAAGAAATTATTTCAGAATATATTAAAAAGTGAAACGCTCATTAAAAGAAACTGGAGATTAACTTACTTAGATGTTCAGAATGTGTCACATGAACAAGTTGAGAAGATAAAATATTCTTTAGAAAATAGTGAATTAAGTTTTGACAAAATGGGTACACTTAGGTTATTATTAAACCACGGCATTAACAATTTGAACATTGATAGAGCTTTTTTAAACTTTAAACTTTTGAGGAATTAATGAATAGTTTGCAAAGAACTAGCTACTTTAGTCATTACGGTAAGGAATTTCAAGAGAAAATATTTCAATCACTGCTTTCAGATCATAACTGGGCAGCACAAATGGCTGAAGTGATGACTCCTGAGTATTTTGATGTTAGATATTTGAAGTATCTATGCACAAGATTTTTTGAGTTTTACGGAAAATATAAGAACTTTCCAACAATGCAACTTCTTATAACAATAATCAGAGATGATTTGCGCGAAGGGAATGATGGAATATTAAGAGATCAAATTATTGATTACTTACATCGCATGAAAGCATCTCCCAATATTGGAGATTTGGATTTTGTTAAAGAGAAATCATTAGATTTTTGCAAAAAGCAAGCACTTAAGCAAGCATTAGAAGAAGCTGTTAAGATGATTGCAGCAGAAAATTACGATTCTGTCGTTGGATTGATGAAAGATGCCCTTGCAAAGGGTGAACCACATACTGTCGGACATAACTTCTTTGAAGATTTCGAGGCTCGATTTGCTCTTATTAATAGAATTACATGTCCCACAGGATTAGGCCCAATCGATGGACAGGATATCTTAAACGGAGGATTAGGAAGGGGTGAAATTGGAGTTGTTGTAGCTCCAACAGGTGTTGGTAAATCTCACTTTTTGGTTCATGTAGGATGTGAAGCTCTTAAAAGAGGTAAGAATGTTGTCCACTATACTTTTGAATTATCAGAGACTCAAGTAGGTATTAGATATGACAGTCATTTGTGTGGCATAAGTTCTTCAGAAGTTCGAGAAAATAAAGAAAAAGTTTTAGAAAAATACGAAAATTCTGAATTTGGAAGGCTAATTATTAAAGAGTATCCGACAGGTACTGCGTCAGTTATGACAATACGAAATCACTTGGAAAAGTTGTCTATGAGAGATTTTAAGCCTTCGCTAATTGTAATCGATTATGCAGATATTATGCGTTCAAGTCGAAAATTTGATTCCCTTCGACATGAATTGAAATTAATTTATGAAGAGTTACGTAATTTAGCGATGGAAATGAGTATTCCAGTATGGACAGCATCACAAGCCAATCGAGAATCTGCAAAATCTGATATTGTAGGATTAGAAAACATGTCTGAAGCTTATGGTAAAGCTCAAGTAGCAGATGTTGTTTTGAGTCTATCAAGAAAACCAACAGAAAAATCTTCTGGTTACGGTCGACTTTTTGTTGCAAAAAACAGAGCGGGTAGAGATGGTATACTTTTCCCAGTACAGATAAATACAGCAATGTCTAAATTAACAATATTAGAAAACGCTGATGAAATGACGTTAGGAGATGCTGTTAAAGCTCAAAATCAAAACTTAAAAAATTTGTTAAAACAAAAATGGAAAGAAATAAGAGACGAAGAACCGTCTTAGTATAATTTCTTTTCAAACGGTTTATAGTTATAAAATTCTAAAGAGGGAATAATGTATAAGAATGACGAAGTATTTAGAAAGTCGATGGAATATTTTGGCGGAGATGAGTTAGCTGCTAGCGTTTTTACAAACAAATACGCTTTGCAAGATGCTGAAGGTAATTATCTAGAATTAACTCCAGATGATATGCACAAAAGACTGGCAAAAGAATTTGCCCGTATTGAACAAAAATACGAAAACCCAATGGATTGGAGAGAAATTTATGGTTTATTTCAGGGATTCCGTTTTGTAGTTCCTCAAGGTTCTCCTATGAGTGGCATTGGTAACGAGGCAAAAATTCAATCATTGTCTAATTGTTTTGTTATCGAAGCACCAGCTGATTCATACGCAGGAATTCTAAAAACAGATCAAGAACAAGTTCAGATTATGAAACGTCGTGGTGGTGTAGGATTCGACGTTTCTACTATTAGACCTAAAGGTATGTATACGTCAAATGCTGCTAAGACAACTGATGGAATTGAAGTATTCTTAGATCGATTCTCTAATAGCTGCCGAGAGGTTGCACAAGGCGGCCGCCGTGGTGCATTAATGCTTTCAATTTCTGTTCATCACCCACAAGTAATGGACTTTATTAAGATCAAAAGAGATTTAACACGTGTAACCGGTGCTAATATTTCTGTTCGAGTGACTGATGAATTTATGAATGCTGTCAAGCATGGTGATTATTATCAACTTCGCTGGCCTGTTGAAAGCATAGCTGAAGGTGGTGGTGTTCCTGAAGTCGAAGAGGAAGTGCTTGCTCGAGATGTTTGGGATGCTTTAATTGAAGGAGCACATGCTTCTGCAGAACCCGGTGTTTTATTTTGGGACACTGCCACAAGAATGACTCCTTCTGATGCTTACGCTCACAAAGGCTTCGGTAGTGTGTCAACTAATCCTTGCGGTGAAATTATTTTGTCACCTTATGATTCATGTCGATTAATGCTTGTTAATTTAACATCTTTTGTAACAAATCCATGGACGCCTCAAGCTCAATTTGACTACGGAAAATTTCGTGTAGTTGCAAAGAAAGCTCAACGTTTGATGGACGATATGATTGATTTGGAAATTGAGCAAGTCGATAAGATTCTAGAAAAGATTGACAATGATCCTGAATCGGACGAAGTTAAGTACTATGAGCGCAGTTTGTGGCACAATATTCGTCAAGCTGCTCTCAATGGACGTCGAACTGGCTTGGGTATTACTGGATTGGGTGATGCACTTGCTATGTTGGGTCAAAGGTATGGTTCAGACGATTCCATCCAAACAACTGAAGAGATCTACAAGTGGTTATCTTTGGCTTCATATGAAGAGTCAATTCAGTTAGCTAAAGAGCGTGGTGCTTTTCCAATTTGGGATTTAGATTCAGAAAGAAATCATCAATTTATTAGTCGTGTTTTGAGTGAATTAACTCCGGATGTTATTGAAGATTACAAGAAATACGGAAGACGAAATATTGCTAACACAACAACTGCACCTGCAGGTTCTGTTTCTTGTTTGACTCAAACCACATCAGGTATTGAGCCAGCTTTTATGCTTTATTATAAGAGACGTAAGAAAGTTCAAAGTGACGAAGAAGTAATGTTTGTTGATGATCTTGGTGACGAGTGGACTGAATTCAATGTTTATCATCATAAATTTAAAGAGTGGATGGATTCAACTGATCCGGATTGCGATTGGGAATCAGATGATTTAAATGTTGCAGTTTCTCATAGTCCGTATTCTGGAGCAACAGCAAATGAAATTGATTGGCGTGCTAAAGTAAAACTTCAATCAGTTGCACAAAAGTGGATCTGTCATGCAATTAGTAATACTACAAATTTACCTGCTGATATTGATGTAGAAACTGTTAAAGATATCTACATGATGGGTTGGGAACTTGGATGTAAAGGTGTAACTGTTTATCGAGATGGTTCTAGATCTGGTGTGCTTATTTCTGCTGAAGAAAAGAAAGAAGAAGAAACAACGTTTGCAGAAAGGCATGCACCAAAAAGACCTGAGATTTTAGAATGTGATATTCATCACACCTCTGTAAAAGGTCAGAAGTGGATCGTTCTTGTGGGTCTTCTTGATGGAAAACCTTACGAGGTCATTGGTGGAGAAGCTCATCAAATAGAAATACCTAAAAAATATAAGCAAGGAAATCTACTTAAACGTTCTTTTAAAACGCAGAATAGCAAGTATGATCTAACAGTTGGTGAGGGAGACGAAGCTTTAACAGTCAAAGATGTTGTAAGTATTTTTGATAATCCTAACCATGCAGGTTACACAAGAGTTATCTCAACTTCTTTAAGACATGGAGTTCCTGTTCAATTTCTGGTTGAACAAATGTTAAAAGATAAAGAAGCAGATTTGTTTAGCTTTTCAAAAGTTATTGCTAGATGTTTAAAGAATTATATTCTTGATGGTACTTCTGCAAGTGATAAAGATTGTTTAAAGTGTGGAGCTGAAGACAGTCTCATTTATCAAGAAGGATGCGTCACTTGTACATCTTGCGGAGATGGAAAATGTGGGTAAAATTTTAAATTAATAATCTTTAAAGAGTGCATGTAAATTGCACTCTTTTTTATTATAATGTATAAACATTAAACAATTAAAAAAGGAAGATTTAATGCTCTGGAAATCAAAAGTTTCACCTTTAATCAAAGAATTAGAACTGAGAAAAACTCCAATTATTATTAGAGTTAATAAGTTCGATGAGGATAGTGCAAAAGAATTTATTTATCAAATGGGGTTAGCACATAATACTGGTCAACCAATTATTCCAATTGTAATTGACAGTTATGGTGGTCAAGTTTATTCTTTAATGGCAATGATTAGTGCAATTAAACAATCAGAATTGCCTGTAGCTACTATTGTTGAAGGCAAAGCAATGTCGTGTGGCGCAATTCTTTTTAGTTTCGGAGAAGAAGGCATGCGGTATATGGATAAAGATGCTACAATTATGATTCATGATGTCTCTTCAGGTGCCTTAGGAAAAGTTGAAGAGTTAAAATCTTCTGCTGAAGAAGCCAATCGATTAAATGAAAAAGTTTATCAAATGATGGCTAGAAATACCGGGCATCCGGATAAGTTTTATTGGGACATGGTTCAAGAAAAAGGAAGAGCTGACTGGTTTATTGAAGCAGAAGAAGCTAAAAGACTTAATTTAGCAAATCATCTTAGACTTCCTAAACTTAGCATGGAAGTAAAAGTTGAAATGGAAATTTGTTAACTTTACTCATGAAGATAATAATTACAAGCCCGCTTTAAGCGGGCTTTTTTTGTTTTTGTTGAATAGTTATAATATGATTAAAAGGAGGAAGTGTGCAAGATCAGAGTATAGAATCTATTATGACTGATTACATTGCTTGTATTAAAACAATGCATGATTGGTTTCATTCTGCACATATACTAACGAAGGGAGTAGGGTTTTCAGGAGATCATGTTAATCTTTACGGTAAGATATATCAAGAGTTAGGTGATTCTTTAGACGGAATATTAGAAAAAATTTTAGGAATAACTAATGATGAAGATCTAGTATGTCCTACAGTAATTGCACATTCTGTAGCAGATAAAATGCAAGTAATTCCAACTAATTCAAACAAAGATGCTGTAATGATTGCTTCGACAGCTTTACAATTAGTAAAATCGCATATTAATAACACAGAAAAGTTTTTTAATATTTTGGAATCTTCCGGTATGCTTTCTTTAGGGTTTAATGATTTTTTAGCTGCATACTGTAATCAGTTAGAAGGATATATTTATTTACTACAACAACGAGTTAAGGAGAACTTAAAATGAGTAGAGTTACAGTAATGATCGGAGCTATGAAACCGATGACGAGTGGTCATTACACTTTGATTAGAAATGCAATCGAGGATAGTCAAGCACCTGAAGGTGTTGTAAAAGCTGACGAAACTTATGTTCTAGTTTCGATGCAGGATCGAATTAAAAAAGGCGAATTACCTGTCAGGGGCGAAACAGCGATCAGTGCTTTAAAAGACCTATACACAGATGCGCTAACAGATTTGTTTTCATTGTCAGGTCAGAAAAAAGTTAATCTCGTTTTCTGTCATTCACAAAAGTTTGGAAGAGAAAACCCGGAAAGAGTCGCAGAGATGACAGGAATGATAAATGATTTTAATTCTCTTTTTTCTTCTTTGGGAAATGTAGATGTTTCTGTTCAAGAAGTTAGAAGTGGACCACCCGATGTTTTAATGCAGTTAGCTGAATCTAGGCCAGCTGACCAATTTATCCTGTACACAGGCGTTGACGATTTGAAAAAATATCAATATTTTAAAAAATATGCAACTAATGTAGATTTCGCAGGATTTGAAAGATTTCAAGGGGGAATTTCAGGTACTAGAGTTAGAGCTCTTATGCAATCTGATAGAGGATCTGAAGGTTTTAGTGAAGAAGAACTTTCTGGAGCTTTTCCTCCTGGTGTAGATCCTGCTGCAGTTAGAAGTCATTATAGAGGAGCAGCTGATCTAGATCCTCTTTCTGAGACAAAGCTTAGAAAATTAATTAGAGAATCAATAAAGAGAAGAATGAAATGGCTATAGATAAAGTTTTTTATAACGAAGGTTCAGCAGCTAAGCTTGGTTGGGAACCTGAATGGTTTGGCGCAGATGATTTTGATGATAAGTTAGTTAAAAAAATTGCTGATTGGCAGAAAAAATTAGGAATTACTCCTGACGGTTTGTGTGGACCAACAACTTATCGCAGAATCTATGCGGAAAGACTTTCAAATATTGATGATTTCTTACCAAAAAGCATTAAAGAAAAAGATGAAGCTTTTATTGTTCATAAGGGAAATTTTATTCCCATTGAGTGGAAAAAAGTTGTTTTATGGTCTGAAAGTGATGGACTAAAAACAACGGGTAAATATAAACCTTTCTTTGACGAAAGAAAACCTAATCTTTTTGTAACACATTGGGATGCTTGTTTAGATTCTGAATCGTGCGCAAAAGTATTGGGTAAAAGAGGTTTATCTGTTCATTTTTGTATTGACAATGATGGTACAATATATCAGTTACTTGATACAAATCACATTGCTTACCACGCAGGAAATCATAATGGTAATAGTATAGGCGTTGAAATTAGTAATGCTTATTATACTAAATATCAGGATTGGTACGTCAAAAAAGGATTTGGAGAGCGTCCGGTTGTTAGAGGCGTTAAATGTCAAGGGTCTACACTTGAAGATCACTTAGACTTTTATCCTATTCAAATCGAAGCTCTTAAAGCATTGTATAAAGCAGTGCATAAAGGCATGGGAATTCAACTAAAATGTCCTCTAGATTCTGACGGTAAAACTTTAGACAAAGTTTCAACAGCAGCAGCTGCTAATAGATTTAACGGATTTGTTAGTCATTATCATATTTCAAAAAAGAAAATTGACTGTGCTGGGTTAGATATTGAGGGTATATTAAATGAGTTGAGGTAGAAAAATTAATTTTATTTTTCAGTTTTATTTTTTATTATTAAGTGTTTTCGTTTAGTTTAAGTTTAAGTAGAGTTTAAAATATGACAGCTGTAAGAATCGTAGAGTCTTCGGGCTCGCGGGGATCACTGCAAATATCTGATGGGTCTGGTGGATTTATATTCACAGATAGTCTATTTTTTGACTTTACACAAAATACTTTGATAGCTAGCGGCTCAGGAACGAGCCCGACTACCGTTAATAGTGGTTCAGCGCAGTTTCTGCAAGGAATATCCGGATCTTTAACACAACTAGTTGACGGGAGATCCTATTTAGTTGCTGGCACTAACGTAACGATAACTAGCGAATCTAATGGTCAAGTAACTATAAATGCTACTGGAGGAGCAGGCGGTAGTATTACTGTTGAATCCGGATCAACATCCGTTTCATCAGTGTCTACAATTGCAGCTAGTAATGGGTTTATCTTAAACGATGAAGGGGGAGGTAGAGCGTCTTTGACGTCGTCCATTGGTTTAGCTGAAGATGGTGATTATACAGATGGATTGTTTATTGATTTTACACCACAAACTCATATCGGAACTGCAATTGATAGATTTAATGAAATTCTTAAAGCTCTTGCTCCTTCTCCAGCTCCCAGACTTGATGATATTGATGTAGATGACAGTGGTATCACATCATTTCTTTCATTTGGATCAAGTAATGATCAAACTTTAGCAACACCATCTTACACTACAGTTGGAAATTCAGCAGGAATAGGAAGTGCTGTTGACGTCAACGAAAGTTATGCTCCTGCTACTTCGGGCAACAATGAAAGAATAGGAATCTTTGCTGGCCTCACAACAATTAATGGTGTACTAAATCAAGACGTTGCTTCGAATAGTCAAGGGGGAGGTTACGTAAATTACCCAGCTGATTCATTCGGAGATGCTGATCAGGGAACTTTAAAATTAGAGGTTAATGGTTCTGTTGTAAAATCAATCGATTTAACAGATTTATCTGTGGGAGCTGGTGGCTCAGGCCTAGGAACGGACAATCAAGTCAATGCTAACGGTTCCGGATTCGTTAATTTATCAGCTGCGACAACAGGAACTTTTTCTAACGGTAATGCTTTTAACACATTTAAGCATAGAACAGGTGAATATACAATAGATCCGGATGATCAGCGTAATGGCTGGAATTATGCTAGAATAGTTCACACTATTGGTTCAACTGATACAGTTACTAACTATATTGAGTGGGTAAATGATGATAATGCTGATGCTTTGGCTGTAGCAGGTAATGAAATTACATTTGAAGGAAGCGGAAGTATACACCTTTCAGGAGTAGAATACTTTAGGAGCGGATCTGCCGAATATAAAGTTAGAGTAACAAATGCTTACAAATACATTTATGACAACACAGCTATTTCATTTCCAACTTCTAACACAGCAACATTGTCATCAAGTCCTTCGTTCTCAATATCAAATCAAGCAAAGCCAACAATTGACACTGCAGGTGGAGAAGATCACACTAAAGTTTTACACTTGACCGGTTCTAGCACAATAACAGCAAATTATTTTATTGATGGATCAGTGACAGCAGGAGTTTCTGTTACGCATCCAAGAAAATCAAACTTGTCAAATTCAGGTCAGGCAACTGCTTCCGGTATTTTGATGTATAACTTGACGAATACATCTACAAATACTTTAGAGACTTTTAGAAGAGAAAATTACAGAATTGTAAGTGGTGCTTATGACACACAAGCTTCAGTTGTAGATGCTGGTAACGTTTGGGATTCCACAGCTTTTATTACAGCATCAAATGGTGGCCATTCAAACGGATTACAGTTTTATAATAGTCGATTATATGCACCGACTAATACTTTAAATAGCGGTGATTTTAGAGACAATAGCGACGGTGGATCTTTAAACAATGCACCTTCTGAAAATCCAGATTATAGCGGGCAAACATCAGGTCAGAGAACATTTTACAGATGGTTTCAGAACTTAGATGGAGTAACACATTACGATCTATCAATTGCAATTAATGGATCTTCAACAATTGTACCAAGCACAACAGCATTAAATTCTTCTAGGCTTAGAGTTTTTGTCAAGATTCCTGAAGTTACTGGATGGATGGATGCAGCTTTGCCATTTACGATTGACCAGTATCAAGATAACGATGGGGCTTACACAATTAGTTTTGATAACTCTTTAAACGCTACAAATTATTTAAACTTTGGAAATGTCGGAGTTGCTAATAACGATTATGTTGTCTTAAGAATAGAAGCAGATTCAAGCTGGACTGGGTATGTTGATCAGATAACCGTCAATATCGGGGCTGGGACGGGAACTCTGACGCCTGTTCCTGACTTAGACAACATTGATGCAGACAACACTGGAATAACAGCTAATTTAAGTTTTGGAAGCTCAAAATCCATCACAGGTTATTCAGATGTTGGAACGACAGCAGGTTTTTCTGCAGTTGATGTTAATGGATTATATGAGGCGCCATCAGGCGGAACAGATTATCGTCGAGGAATATTTAATGGTTCTTCGATTTTTGAAGGTGATTTAAACGAAGATGTTGTTTCTCCTGGTTATGATTATGCTAATAATGCTTTCTCAGATGCTAATACGGGATCTTTAAAGCTAGAGGTTAATGGTTCTGTTATTTATGAACTAGAAATAACAGGATCTGAGGGTTTGGTTGGTTCTGGAGCTCCAGGCGCAGGAACTGATGATTCTAATGTAAATGCAAATGGCTCAGGTTTTATTGATTTAAGCGAATGGGCCCCTGGTAGATTTGACAATCAAGTTCCAAGATATTCAGAGGTGCAAAGGACTAGCAAATATAGAATTGTTGCTGCTGATCAAAGAAATGGGTGGAACTATGCAAGAGTTATTCATACAGTTGACGGCGTTGATAGAGAAACAAACTATGTTGAGTGGGTTAATGATAATGATGCGAATGCATTAAGTTCAGCTGGTAATAATCTTACTATTTTTGGTGACGACTCTTTCAACTACTTGAGTGGCGTTAAATATTTCTCTTCACCATCTGGAAGCATTGAAACAAGAATTAGTAATATCTACAAGAACGTTTATTCTGATAGCGCTTCCGCGATTAGTTTTACGAGCTTAACAAATGCGACAGGGGCAAAAATAGTCCAGGAAGGAACAGGATTGAGTTCTACAAAGACAACAGTTTCTTCAACTGACAGCTTGCAAACATTAAATACAAATCCAGACTCACAAAACGAAGTCTTAAATGTAACAGGGACAATTAATTTTACTTTATCAAAATCCTTGCCAGGGACTTACACTACAGCGTATAGTTGTGCTGGAGCAATGTCGTTTGTTCACCCACTCAAGACAAATCACACGATAACAACACAGACAACAACAAATCTTTTGGTTTGGACACCTTCTGATACTTCTAATGCAAACACAGATGAATACTTTACGGGTGAAACTTATAGACTAGTAAGTGCTTCATACGGAGCAATGTCAGATATCTCAGGTGGAACTTACGATTGGGATTCTCAGACATCTATGGATGATCAAGCTACTTATCCAGAACACGCAACAGGTCTTTTAATATACGATGATTATTTGATACCTCCAAAAGACGGAGGGAATAATGGTGATTTTAGAAATCACGACGAAGGAGGAGGTATTGAATCACCTGCAGGAAACGTTAACTATAGTTCTTTGACTAATTCTGAAAGACATTATTATAGATCTTATTTAAATAACACAACTGCTGATAGACCGAGTATTACAATTACTGCCTATGGAGACGCTAATTTAGTAGGAAAGACAGGCGCAAACGCAGCATCGCTTGGAGCTAATAAAAACATTTTTATAGAAGTAAAAGTTCCGGGAAAGACAGGTTGGATGGATTTAGGGAAACCATCCGATCTCTCTTTTGCTGATGGAAGCGGATGCTTAAGTGGAGACTTAGATGCAACTATTGACGGAGCGGGAGCTTCAAATGTTTGCACTTTCAATGGCTTCACTGTAGATGGTACAACTTCGGGAGCTGAATATTTTGTTGTAAAGGTTTCTGCTAGTGAAGATTGGACAGGCTATCTAGATAGACTTTCTGTCGCGTGGAGCGTGTAATGGCAGGAAAATCGAATACATCAGCTACCTTTTTTGCACAGAAAAAACTTTTAGGTAAAGCGCATACATCAAATTTAAAAACTGATGGTGAAGAATTAATTGGTTCAAACATTCAGACTGCTACGTCTATTGTGTTTGGTGAGACTATTCCTAATGATCCATCCAGAACATTATATCTTTTGCAAAGTGCTTCAAACGGCGGTCCTTCGACAGTTGAGTATATTCAGTTTACTTTAGATGTTCTTACTGGAACAACTTATGACGCAAACGACACAGGAGGCGGCGCAGGAACTGACACGGGAGAAGACAGTCAGGTATCTGGTCCTCACGCCTATAAGTTTAGATTTCCTTCTGATTATGAATCTTCTACTAGCAATACTAGGGCAGGTAACGGATTCTTTAATAATAATGCTCTAGTTCATGAATCTTTGGGTGCTGTACAGTTAGTACCACCATTTTTCTCTCAAGCTTCTCCAAATCCTTATATTGTAAAATTATATCAAGATGACGGTGGGGGCGGCGTAGGATCTGAAATTCCTTTACTAGATAACATCGATTGGAATGTTGATCTTTATAACGGTATTTTGTTTCTGCAAGATTATGATGCTTCTAAAATTCCTGCATTTGCAAGAGCTTTTGCTTATGTTGGAAAAATGGCAGAAGAAGTTATTTCTTCTGGCTCTTCTGGCGGTTCTGGAGGAGGATCTGGTGATAATAATGCAAATTATGTTGTCACTTCTGCCACGGGTTCTTTACCAAATGCTAAAGTCATAGAAGCAGGTTCGGGTATTTCAATTACAACCGGTGCAAACACTGTTACAATTGCTTCAACACTTGCATCAATAAATGGCAGAGAAAAGACAACTTATTTTGTCACTTCATCTCATAGTGCACTTTCGCCTTTGATAATAACAGGCCAAGACTTTTCAACTGTGCAATATGATTCGAATAAAATAGATGTTAATCTTAACGGTCAATTATTACATACAGGATCTCTTTCAGAAGTAACTGCTGGGACAAGGGACTACAATTTATCAGCTACTGATAGTATTACTTTTGGTTTTCAGCTTGAACCTGACGACATTGTTGACACTGTTATTAGCTTTGTGGGTACCGGAGGCTCTGGGGGATCTGGCGATTCAACAGCTTCTTATCTTGTGCTTTCAAATACAGGTTCTTTGTCAAACGAAAGAGCTTTTGTAGCCGGGACAGGTTTGACTGCCACTGATGCTGGTGCAAACGGAAATTATACGTTAGCAAACTCAAACGGAAACTATGTATTTAATGAATATTTAGGTCAAGCTGATGGATCTAACACATTATTTACTTTGAATCATTCGCCTACTGATGCGAAAAATGTTTCTATTTTTGTTAACGGTCAACTTCAAATGCCAGCAACATCAATAACTAGCGCACCTTTTCAAGATTATTCAGTCACAGGATCTAATATCTACTTTACAACATCTTCAATACCTCCTGAAGGTAGTTTGTTGATGTCAAATTATACAACAAACGAGGCAATCTAAAATGTCTAAAATGTCAAATCAATGTATACAAAACTATTTTGAAACGTCTGACATTGCAATTGCTTCTTATGTTATGATGAAAGGTCTAAAATTGATCAGTGCAGATAGAGACTACAAAGGAAAATTTAATTTTAAATTTGACGATCCTAACAACAAAGGACCGGCACTAGCCGTCGATTACGTAAATAGTGAGTCTGCTCGTTTTGATTCTATAATGAAGAATCTAAAAAGTATTTTATACAAATCTTAGTCACTTTGTTTCTAATCAGATATATTTAATATCAGTTAAGTAAAGTCAAGTTAAGTCCCCAAACTCATTAATTTAAAGGAGACAAACATGAGTAGAACACAATTAAGGTTACAACAAGTAACAGGATCTTTTGGTATTGGTTCTGGCCAAATCAATGATCAAATTATTACAGCAGCTTCTGCGACAGGTTCGATTGATTCTTCGGATCTTGCGTCAGTACTTTCTCACTTAGCTGCAAGTATTAAGAAAATTCATGGTGCTGATTCTTTCACAGAGGCAGCTGCTGGTGAATTTTCTCAGTCAATCGTACCAGATTCAGTGGGTGGTCAGGACATCGGTTCAACCTCTGTTGAATGGGGTGATATTTTTATCGCTGACGGAAAAGCATTACAATTAGGTAATGACCAAGACGTAACAATTACTCACGATAGCGGAACAGGTGCAGACGTTGTATCAGCAGGTGCTTTTGATATTCAAGCAGGTGCTACTTCAGTTATCAATACTACAGCAGGAAACTTAACTGTTGATTCCAATGCCGGGAATCTTGTCTTAGATGGACACACTGGTGTTGACATTGACGCTTCTAATAGTGGTAAGGTCTCCATCGATGGAGCAGGTGGTATTGATATCGGTGTTGCTGCTGACGTTGCAATTGATATTAATTCTTCTACACTTGATATTGATGCTTCAGGAGCTGTGACAATTGATGCTAGCGCAGGATCAATATCAATCGGTACTAACAGCAGCGGTCGTGCTATCAATATTGGTCACACAACTTCTGAAGTAACAGTTAATGATAACCTTACTGTTACGGGTGATCTTACTGTTAATGGAGATACTATTACAGTAAATGTTGAAAACATGACTGTCGAAGACAATATCATCGGCTTAGCTACAACAGGTTCAACCGCTTACGGTCCCTCTGGAAACGATAGAGGTGTTGTTTTCGCTGGTGGTGCTTTAGCAGATAAGCAACCTGCACTTTACTATGATGGTTCTGCATCTAAATTTGTTTTTGCTACAACAGCAACTTCACCATCTTCAGCTAGCTTTGTTGCTACTCCTGCTCAAGGAGAATTAGATACAGTTGTTGCTTCAACTATCTCTTTTGATTTTGCTGGAAACGAAACAATTTCAGGTGACGGAACTGATATTTCTTTTGCTGTAGGTGCTAATGGTGACATTAATATTCCTGCTAATATTGGTCTAACTTTTGGTAACGACGGTGAAATCATTGAAGGTGACGGTACTGATTTAACAATCAAAGGTGGCGACATCAATCTCACTGCTGAGGCTGATGTTAACATTCCTCAAGACATTGGTTTAACATTCGGTGCTGATACTCAAAAGATTGAAGCGAATGCTTCTAACGATCTTACAATCGAAGCGGGTGGTGACATCTATCTTGATGCCAATGGCGCAGACATTGTTTTCATGGATGGCGGAACAACATTTGGTAAGATTACTAATTCATCTAGCGATTTAGTACTTTCAGCTTCGATTGGCGGGCAAGCATTAAAACTTGAAGGAAGTGGTGACGGTGTTTATATCAGAGACTTAGAATCAGACATGTTCAAAGTTATTCACAATAGTATATCCCAAGCTAACGAAATTCAATTTGCTACTGGACAATCTGCAATTATAAAAAGTCAAGGGGGAACTGACATCGTTATTGCTGCAAACGATTTAGGTACTGTTGTTTTAGGTCTTGATGATAGTGCAGGTACTGGTTACTTAATGGTAACTGGATCAGGTGCTGATGCAACAATCGCGATTGGTGGTTTGCAAGGTGGGTTTGGATCTGCAGGTGGTGCTTTAACACTTACAGGATCTAGAATTGAATTCAAGGGTGGTGCTTCTGCTTTTGAATCACGTTACTATAATATTGGAGAAACGAACTACGTTGGTTTTAAAGCTCCTAGTTCACCAGACGATACAGTTTATCAATTACCTGCGGCAGATGGAACTAACGGTTACGCTTTAACAACCAACGGTTCAGGTGTGTTATCGTGGGCTGACCCAGCTGGTGCTTCTCTTAGAAGAACAATTGTCAAAGCTACACAAACAATTGCAGCTGGAAATATTGACTTGGGATCTTCTAAAACAGCAGGATTAACAACTCTTCTTACTTCTGACAATTTGGATCTGAGTGGAATTTCTGATGCTGATCTAGTTAACAAGGTTGAAGTTTACGTTAATGGTGCGCTTCTAGTTTCAGGTTCAGATGGTGATGCTGACGCAGATTATACTCATATTGATGATGATACTCTCAAGTTCGCTTTCAGCCTTGAAGCAGATGATATTATTCAAGTTATCACTCGATAATTTTTTGATTTAATATTTTAAAGGGCTTCTTTTGAAGCCCTTTTTTGTATTTACTTTTTAGTGATATTTAAATACAATTAATAACATTTATTTTGAGGGATAGGATAACCGTGAAAAAATTTATTGAAGAAAAGATTAAAAAAATTGAAGAACAAAATGACATTGAAAAATCTTCACAAAATGCTTACACACAAATAGATCAATTTATAGATACTATTTTAGTAGAAGCAGCATCTGATTCAAATAAATCTTACGAAGTATGTGCTAAAGGTCTTTTATCGCTCAAGTCTTTTGTTAATAAGAACTTACTTTCTCTCAATAATTTGATTGTTCAAAAGCAGTCTTTTAAAGGATTGATTGAAGCTTACGAAAGAGAAGAAAAAATAAAATCAGAGTTATCATCAGGCAAAGATCCTTTAAAAAGAGAAATTGGAGAGAGACCGGAATCGCTAAAAAAAGTTAGAAATTTAAAAGATCAAATAGTTAGTAATGAAGACTTTGATGTCGAGGAAGAATAATGGCTAACTTAAAAATGTTTAAAGCAACAAACTTAGGAACTAGTCAAACAGGACAAGCTGCTAATGTTTATTTTAGATTGCTTTGGGCAGATGGTACGACTTACTTGTCAAGAAGAAATACAGGAGTTTATGAATTAGTAGCTGGGACCGGTCATTACGGATCTTCTTTTGATGTTAGAACAGACTTTAGTGGATCTATTGTTTGGGACGTAGATGGAACTTCAGTTTATGCTTTAGAAGAAATAGAATCTGCTGTTGACATAAGATTTACTCGTTTTATGACAACTGGAAGATGGCTTATTGATGAAAATACAAATGAGATGATTTTTTATAAAGACGACAATTCAACAGAAATAGCTCGATTTAATTTAAAAGATAGCGCAGGAAATCCAGCAGTAGATGCAGTATTTGAAAGATTGAGAAGTAGTTAATGGTTTCTCCCATTGTAACAAAAGGATTTTCAAGCAACCAAAGAATTGTTACAATGGGATACGGTGGTGTTTTAGCAGCCGTTGCAGAAGTAATTAGAGGCGCTGTACAACATGGACGACGCCGAAAAGAAGAATTAATTGAAGATTATGAAAAGTTTAAAATAACAGCAAAGTTAGTTGAAATCAATGGAAAAGAATTGATCAAGCCCATAATTAATACAATAACGAAAACATTTAACTTGTCGAAACAGAAAGATGTTAAAGTTGAGGCGACTCCTGAACAGATTACATTTAAGAAAGATTCGAAATTTAGAGTTTGGGTATCTCGTTTAAGAATTAGGAGAAAAGATAATGAAACCGATTGATTTGATGCTTGATGAAGAAAATGAATTAAGATTTAAAGTTAACATTGAAGGAAGTCGTCCAGGTAAAACAATTAGTCGTTTAGTTTTAGAAGCTCCAGAAATGTCACTCATTTTTGAAGGAGAACAAGATTCAGAAGGTGAGTTAGTAGTTATTGTTCCTGAGCTCGGCAATGTTTTAAAAGAAGGCACTTACGATTCTCACTTAGAAGTTTTAGTCGATGATAGAATATTTGTACCTTTAGAATTAAAAACAAAATTTGAAAAATCTGTTTCAGTTACAGCTGAAGCTATTGTAAGAACTCCTAGAAGAAAACCAAAAGTAAACGCTTCTGCAGTTTTGGTTGAATCACAACCCACTGTGAGCGTAATAAATTCTAAAACATCGAAAATTAGCGAGAGTAAAGAGAGAAAAAGAAAAGATAATGTCATAACAGACAAAGATATTCAGAATCTCTTTAATGTGTTAAAAAGAAAAAAGAAATAACATTAAATGCATGAACTAGAATATGACAAAATCATTTATCAGATTAAGTCATTAAATGCTGAATTTACGATATTAGAAGAAAAAGAATTTAACGGAAGACTTGACTTGAATTATCGTTTAAGTGAAGCTTATAAATTAGTTGAGAAAAGTCAAAAAGAAAAATTTAGTAATAACTATTTTCCCAAGTCTGATGAACAACAAAATAAAAGTCCCGATCACGATCAACAGATAATACAAGATAAGAAACAAACATCATCCGCTCTAAAACCAAGAAAGTCAGGCTGGCAAAAATCAATTTTTAAAGAAGTTTCAAAAAAGACACATCCTGATACTTTGATTAGTTTTAGACAAGAAGATAAAGTTTTTTATAGCGAAATATACATTAAGTGTAAAGATTATTTCAATGATAAAAAAGACGCAGATTTGTTAGTGACTGCTAATGAAGTAAGAGTTAAACCAAAAAAAATAACAGAAGAGCATAGAATGATTTTGGTGTGTGCTGTTTCTGAAAAATCTCAAAAAATTAACTTACTTAAAAATAATACTTACGTAATCTGGGATGGATTACCAGAAGACCAAAAGAAAGTATTTTTGGAAAATTATTTAAGGCAACAAGGATTTAACATCAGCGAAGAAAATTTAGAAGAAGTTATTAAATCAAAAAGACCTAATCGTAAGCCAGGAGAAAGACCAAATAACTTTATTGCTAAAAGAAGAAGATTGAAGCGTGCAAAAGAATAAATTTTAGTGTTATAATAAAAGTAGGAGGCATTATGGATTGGAAACCACCTGAATCACCTTACACGCTTTTACAAGAACAAATTTATGACGACCCATGGAAGATATTTGTTTGTTGCATCTTTTGTAACTTAACAAAAAGATTGACAGCAGAACCCTATTTCTGGGAAACAATCAAAAGATGGCCAACACCAAAAGCTCTTTTAAACGCTAATGAAAAAGACTTAATAGCGTTAATAAGTCCGTTAGGCTTATCTGAAAGACGTTCTAGAGCACTTAAAAGAATGTCCAATGATTTTATCAACAAGGAATGGAAAGACAATCCAACAGTACTCTACGGCGTAGGAAAGTATGCTTCTGATGCTTATCGTATATTTTGTTTAGGAGACTGGAGAAACGTAGAGCCCAAAGATGGCGCTTTAGTAAATTATCACAATTTTTTAAAGGAGTATTTTAATGAGTCAGAAAAAGAAAACGCCAAGTAAAGGCGGCAGTGGAGTTGATTTATTAGATAAGGACGAAGTTCGTCAAGAAAATCAGAAACCCAAGAAGTACAAAGTACTTTTTCATAACGATGATTTTACACCGATGGAACTAGTTGCTTCAATTTTAGTATCTGTTTTCCATCACAGCGATATCGCAGCTTGGGAAATTACAATGGATGTTCACGAAAAAGGTAGAGGAGTAGCTGGTGGTCCGTATAGTAAAGAAGTTGCTGAGACGAAAACTGAAAAAACAATTGCAATTGCAAAGACGTTAGGATATCCTTTGCTAGCAACATTTGAGGAGGAATAGTGCCTGAAGGACCAGAAGTTAAAAAAACTGTTGATTATCTCAAATCAGCTTTTAAAAATAATGAACGTATCAAAGACATAGAGATAGTATCGGGAAGATATTCAAAAGGAAGACCTTTTCAAGGTTACAATGACATGTCTTTTGAGATACCTCTTAGAGTTTCAAAAATTAGTTGTAAAGGAAAGTTTATTTACTTTTTCTTTGATGACATGTCATCTCTGTGGTGTACTCTTGGAATGAGTGGAGCTTGGCAAAGTTACTCAACAAAACATACGCGAGTCATTATCACAACTAGTGATAATCAAAAATTATATTTTAACGACATTAGAAATTTTGGGACATTAAAGTATGTCAATTCTGTTAGCGAATTAACTACAAAGCTTGCATCGCTAGGAACAGACGTTTTAGGAGAGTTTGATTCTTTTGAAAAATTTAGAAGCGAATTTGTTAAAGGGATAACAAAAAAACCTAAAAAGACAATAGCAGAAAACTTAATGAATCAATCGTTAGTTTCAGGCGTTGGGAATTATTTGAAAGCAGAAATATTGTATCATGCTGAGGTTTCACCACATAGAATTGTTTCATCTTTAACAGATACAGAGCTTTACTCTTTAGCTCTTTTTTCACAGTTAATTGCTAAAAAGTCATATGAGAGTGGCGGAGCAACAATTTCAACTTATAGAAACTCAAATGGTGAAAAAGGTTTGTATAGTAGAAGGTTTGCTGTGTATAATCAAAAGTATGATCTTGAAGGTAATGAGGTCATAAAAGAAACAACAAAAGATAAGAGAACAACCCATTGGGTTCCATCAATACAAAAGTGAGGAAAAATGAAATTATCAGATGAAGTAATAGGTGAAATTGCAAAACAATTGCAAGTTGCAATTCTTACTGGCACCGATGTTGTAGATAACTTGAGACTTATTGAGTTAGAGACAAGAGAAGACGACAATTTGTATTTAACTGAAGCTTATTCAGACATTTCAGAAAAAAATATCAAAAAGCTTCAAGAGTTTATTGAGAAAGTTGAAAATGAAAAAAATGTCGAAGGATAGATTAGATCAGATTTTTCAGATGAGGCATGATTTTATGAGTAGAATGCTTGAAGTCATGCCTCATGCTCAACCTAATTTTCCTGTTGATGTCACAACAAAAGAAAGTCAACAATATTGTAGAGATCTGGCTTTGCGTGGAGTTGAAGAAATGTTTGAGGCACTTCAACATTTGAAAAATTGGAAAACTCATAGAGTAACAGAAATTAGTGAATTCGATAGAGATAATTTTCTTGAAGAAGTTGTAGATGCTTTTAATTATTTCTTTGCACTTCTCGTAGCTCTTGATTGCTCTCCTGAAGAATTTTTTGAAGCATATCTTAAAAAAGACAAAATAATTCATCAACGTGTAACAAATAAATACTAAGGTTTGAAATGAAGTATAAAACAGACTTGGAACTTTTCTTTGATCTTCAAGATAAATTTCACAAAAAAGTTTACGGTAGCAAATACAAAGATTTTTCTTCTAAAGAAAAAGAAGAAATTTCTAAGACGCTGGGTTTATGTTTACATCAAGAAGTAAGCTCTTTAATCAGCACTATTAATTTTAAATCACACACAAAAAGTTATACTGAGGTTGACATATCAAACTTCAAGTATGAAGCTGCTGATGCTTTCAGATATATTATTGCTCTTTTAAATACATGGGAAATCAACGACAAGGAATTCCTTCAGGCTTTTTGTGAAAAAGATGTTTATCTCAATGTTAGAAATAAACTTGAAAAAAGACGATGGGAAGGACAGCCTGTTATTATTGTAGACGTCGATGATGTATTAGCAGAATTTAGAGATGGATTTTCTGAATGGCTTAAGAAATATAAAGATATCGACGCATCAGTTTCTTCTAAAGAGTATTATTTTATTACAGCTTTAGCTAATTCCAAAGAGAATCCTGAAGAAATATTCATGGAGTTTTTGAAGACAGGTGGATTTAAAAATCTAGAAGTTGTAAAACATTCTATGAAATCATTGAAAACTTTAAGAAAAAAAGGTTACTGGATTCAACTACTAACTGCAAGACCTAAAGAAAATTTAAAATGTCTTTATGATACATACGACTGGATTAGTAAGTGGACAGATTGTTTTGATGCGATAGATTTTAGTACAGAAAAGTTTAGATGGTGTGCACAATCAGAGTTTTATGATTCAGGAGCAATTAAGTTTGCGATTGATGATTCTCCAAAGCATATTGAAGAGTATGCCAAACATGGGATTAAAACTTTGGTTCCCTTAAAGACATACAACGATTTTGTTTCTCATGAAAATATAACTTTTTATTCTGACCCGAAGGAGATAATTAATTTAGTATTGGAGAACTAAATGATTATTTCCGAAGAAAGAGTTAGAAGGCTTATCAGAAATATTCTTTTTGAATCAAAAAAAAGAAGCAGGTCAGAATATCAAGAAATGCTTGATTCATCAAAAGAAAAAGTTAAGTCAGAAATTGACAAGATCAACTTTTTGAGTGATAAAAATAAAACTGCGTTAAAACAAATCATTGCAAATATTCAATTGATTTTAATAGAAGAAGAAAAGGGCGGAGCTAAAAATACAAAAGCCTATGCTCTTCACGTTGTAGTCGATGAGTCAGGAAATGTATCATCTGATAAATTTACAGAAGGATCTGCGATGGTCGATAACGAATCTGAAAAAGCTTTAGAATCATGGAAGGATAAAAGTTTTCAAAATCCAAGAATTGTAATCAATCAAAAGATTTTCACAATTGCAGGTGACGGAAGAACAATCGATCATGAAGTTAGACACATAAAAAACAATCTGATAAAATTCGTTATAGGCTCGAACAAACTAAACGCTGATGAAGTTAAAAATATCTTGAGAAAAGATTTGAAAGATTTAACAGATGATGAAATTATTGAAAAGTGGATTTCAGAGAAGAGATTTACAAATAACTCAATTGATAAGAGAAATGCCCATGGACTGATTAAATCAATGTTAGAAGACTATAAAAACTCACTGACTGGAAATAATCAAAAAGCAGTAGATGAATTCGCAGTTAGAGCAGCTGCTTTAAAAGAAAATCCATTGATTATGGCAAATCATCAAGGTAAATCTTATCAAGAAATCAGAGACAAATATGGCGAAGATGTCGCACAAGTCATCCCTTTTCTTAGAAATGATTTGAAATGGGAAGACTTTGAAGCAATTGTTAAAAAAGACTTAGATATAGTCAAGGGCATGCAAACTTTAGCAGTTTAATGGTATAATAATAAGGTAAGGAACAATCCTACAAAATTAAACAACTCAAATAAAAGGACAATAAAAATGCTTAATCTACTATTTATCGCTACTCTTTCATATGCTGAAGAAGTACAAATCGTTTACAAACAAAAAACTGAAATTGATTTCGAAGGTGTTGACGTTGAAGGTCTTCTTGTAAAGCCAGAAGGTCAACTTATCACTGAACGTGAGATTGCACAGTTCAATCCACTGATTAAACTTCGTCAAGATTTCAATCTTGAAATGAGTCAATCTGTCAACGAAATCAAGTAAATAAAAGATTTAATAACAGTTGTAAAAAAGGTTACCTGTGTGGTAACCTTTATTGTTTAACAAAACAGGAGTATAAATGCCACAAAATCCGAATCTCAAACCTGTTGAATTACCAATGAAGTTAAAGTTTGGTCAAGCACCATCAACAGAAATTGTCAATAATCTTAGAGCTCTTAAAGTTGAGCTTGTAGACGCACCTACACGTTCACAAGCACTCAATGTTGCTTGGCAATATGTTAAAGCAACTTGGGCTGATCATCACGATGATACAAATCCAAGTACAGCATCTTTGCAAGAACTCTCTTCCAATCTTGAAGATGTTCTTAATTACCGTGCGCTACCCACACCAATGGAATGCCTCGGTTTCACATTTAAACTAAGCGGGCTTTCTTTTCAAGAGGTGACACATATTATCCGGCATCGTGCTGGTTCTTTTGCTGCACAGTGTACTGGTGATCGTGATTTACGTGATGATGTTGCTGTTATTCCCGAAGCAGTTGAAAATTCTCCTGAATTCTCTGAACGATGGATTCGTTTGGTGCAAGAGTCAAAGCAACTGTATGCTGATATGACAGATTCAAAAGCAGTGTCAATGATGGATGCTCGAATGATTCTTCCAAAATGCATGACTTCTTTTTATCTGATGCGTCTTAATCTTAAAGACTTGCTAGGTTTTATTGCACAACGACAAGATATGCAAATTCAACCTGCTGCTGACAATTTACTTGCAGCGTATATGGCACGCGAAGTTATTAAAGTTCTCCCAGAAGCGTCAACGAAGATAAATTTTAATAAACCAGATATGCATTATGTGAAAACTTTCCGCGTGCCTGATGGTAAAGGTGGCTTTACTTCGCGCGGTACAAATCTGTACTGGCCAGAACCTAAGAACGATCTGTTTGAATATCATCCTGATGATTCGATTTATCAATCTCGTCGTGAAGATATCAATGGAACAGAGAATCCAGGAAGTGTAACTGTATTTACACAGCTCTGGGAAGAAACTTTAAATGAGATAAATGATCTAACAGAGAAATATAACAAATTTATGGGAAGGGAATAAAAACATGAGTTTAGGAAAAGTTTATTTAGCTAGCGGTTGGTTTAATCCAGAGTGGCTGCAAGAAGTAGAAAACATTAAGTCTGTATTTGAGAAACATGGAATTACATACTTCTCACCAAAAGATGAAAATCTATGTGATAATGATGCATCTGATTCAATGCAAGATCAAATCTTTGCAGGTAACATTAAACACTTACATTCATCTGATTGGTTGCTTTGTAATACTCGTAACAAAGATATGGGAACAATATTTGAAGCAGGTTATTTCAATTGTCTGGAAAAGCCTATTGTCTATTTCTGCGATGGTTTACCTGCTGGAGCTCAATTCAATTTAATGCTAGCAGCTAGTGGTATTAAAGTGTGTCGTTCTCTTGATGAATTAGATGATTATTTGAGTCGGTGTGTCTCTGAAGGACGATTGATTACTGAACGCTATCAAGGTGAAATTGAGTAGTAATTATGGATTTGACCCCCGCTTTAAGCGGGGGCATGTTTATTTGGTTAAGCTTTTTTGTGGTGTTACTTGCAAGATAAAAGTTCATAAAGATTCTTCTTTGATCGGAAAAGGTTTCTACGGAGTTATGATTGATAGAAAAGAATTTGAAAAAGTAATAGAAGCAGGTGTACCATTAGAAGAAGAACATTTCAAAGAACCTTTTGAAATATTTGAATTTCAAATTATTAAAAGACTTAAAAGGAGAAAGAATAAAAAATGAGAGTTTTTGTTACTGGAGAAAAAGGTTTTATCGGATCTAACTTACCTAAGGCAATTAAGAAGCAGAGAATGGTCTGGGTATCAGGTGACGAGTTAATAAATAAAGAAGTTTCAAAGGTCATTGACCATTTTGGAGGTGCTGCTCACACAAAGAAAAAAGGAGAGTTATGTGTACATCGCAACACACAAATCTTTTGGGAAAACTTTTTTGAACACAATAAAATTGATGTTGTAATTCACAATGCAGCAGTTGTAGGTACTGATGTTGTAGCTTTAGATTCTAAAGAGTCTACACTTACAAACATACAGGGTACATATCAAATTTGTAGAGCTGCTCAAAAATTAAAGATACCAGTTTGTTTTATTGGTACAACTGTTATCTATGATACACCTAAATATCAAGAAGTAGCAATTACAGAATACTCAGACTTGACTCAAACTCCTACACTTTACGGAGCTTTAAAGCGAACAGGTGAAGATATTGTCAGATCAGTTTGTGACAATTGGTTAATTATGAGGCCTCTCTTTGCATACGGTGGCGAAGGCGATATGAATTCTTTGATTGCTAAGTCAATATATGCAACTTTAAACGATAAAACAGTTGACATGTTTTTGGATCCGGGAAAGATTAAAGATTACATGCACGTTGATGATTTCTGTGATGCTATCGCAATTGCTATTAAAAAGCGTCTTTGGAATAATGACTTTAATGTTTCAGCACAAGTTCCTCTTGTTACTGGCGAAATTGTTCAAATGATTTGTGACAAGGTAGGCAGAAACGTCGCCGATGTTATAAATTGGAAACCTCAAACTGATTATTTGGGAAACCACATATTGAGCTCAAAGAAATTTAGAGAAGCTTCCGGGTGGTTTCCAAGAATATCTCTAGAAGAAGGTATTGATCGATCATATGAAAGCATTTTAAAAGCTGAAGGTTATAATCCTTTAGAATATCTTGAAAAAGCTTATGAGAGCGATTTAGATTTAACGCAGTTCTATCCCGATTACAAATAGGAGTAATTCAAATAATGAGTGTTCAAAAATGGTTTGATGTAACTATAAAGGGTGTTGATTATAAACAACACACTGATACAAAAGCATTAAGAAGGTATGATAGCAACAAGAAATATCTTTTGCACGGCCCGAAAGCAACTGATCCTATTTTTCGAATCATGATTAATAACAAACCAATCCCTAATTACAATTCTCTCTTTAATACAGATTATGATGGTTTTATTAAGATTTTAGAAAACATATATGTCAATGATTTAGGGTTCACACAAGATCAGTTTCTAAAAAACTACAAAAAGAATCCACCAATTCTCGAATCTCTATACCCACAGTGGTATAAAACAAGAGACTGTGGATGGCTTTACAATACAAAAGAGTACTCTTTTGAAACTTTAAATTGTTCACTTTATGTGACATGTCAGTTAGAAAAGTCAGGAATCCCTAGTAAATTTTCTAGTTTGATTGGTGCTCTTAACTCTCTGGAACTTTTAGGTTACGATCAAAAAGAAAATCCAAAAATCTTAGATTTGTGCAGTGGTATGGGAATTAGTAGTCTAATGATAGCAAAGAGATTTCCTAACGCTACAGTCTATTATAATGAACTCAACCCTAGCTCTAAAAAAGTTTTTAAAGAGCTTCTGAAGATATCTGGGATTAAAAATATTGTTGTTTTAAAATCAGAAGAAGTCGATGAAGACTTAGATTGTGTTGTAGGTTTTGAAGCTGTTGAACACATTCCAACTAGTAAATTTAACGTAGGCTCACCTTACCCTTGGCTTGATAAATTTTTAAATCAAATTAAAGAAGGCGGACACTTTATCTATAAGACAATGTGGAATTCAGAATTCAATGATAAACACGATACTTTAGGACACTTCGAAGAATATGAATTTGACAATGTTTCATACAAGAAAGATCCCAATAAAAAGAATGCTCCCTTCCACAAAGCTTTTGAGAAAAGCTTATTTAGAAGAGGTTATCAAAGAGTTGATGGAGCTCAAAGTCTGGGCAACGGAAAAGTTAAATTTTCTTTTAGAAGTGGACCTTACGTTTACC